GCACAATACCGTTGTCGTAGGTGAATGCCGCATTTGTCTCAGACGTGCTCTTGTTGATGTCAAAGCCAATACCGATGTCCTGTGGCTGAACGGCAAAGACAGCGCAGATCTTTCGCGCAAGGTAGACCTGCCACTCCATGAACTGCATGTCTCGGTTGGATGCTGCGAGAGGAAGCCATTGCATCCCCTTGCCACCACCAGTGATTGCGATTTGGCTCTTGCCAGCAACTTCGGCTTCCCAATACGCCTTGAATGAGTCAACCTGATCTGGGCGCACACCCTCACCAAGGTGCAGTACGCCTGGAGGCGCGGCCTGAGAAACTGCTTTTGCGTTATAAGCTGCAGCATCAAGGTCTGCGGTAATTGTCTCTGCAAGAACCTCAAGTGGAGAAAGACCGATTGGGCTGTAGGTAACTGGGTTTGCAATAACGACAATCAGCTCGTCATTCTTGTAGACGGCAACTTGCTTTCCTGCACCATCTAGCTCGTAGTAGCGCGGCTTGTTTTCGTCGCGACCATCCCACGTTGTATCAAATGCAATGCGGGCAGCATCCTTGCTCCAGAGATACGCAATTGGATCTGCGCCAACGCGAGACCCAACCTTCTTCTCTACCTCAATAGCCCCCTGATCGAGAACAAGGATGTCTTCAATGATCGGCTCAATAAATGATCGCCAAGAATCTCCCTTTGGATTTGGACGACGGAATAGATCGCGCAACTTCTGCACGGTTCGTGGATCTGGGCTATCACCAGCATCGTTTGAAACAATATCCCACTTCGCCCTACTGATTTGCTGTCGTCGCAAATTTACTGCCGCGCGAATCCACGGATTATTTCGCGACCAGCGACGCAACTGCTCTGTGCTCATCTTGGTGATGGTGTTCAGTCCATAGGCACCGCGGGCATAGGGGCCAGCATCTGGGACAAGCGACGGTGTCGCCTTCTCAATGGTCGGCTGCGCTGCGCCACCAAAGAGGCGCTGAATGAGAGATCGCTGTTCAGCCATATTTACCTTCCGCTACGCTGCTGCCTGATCGCATTTGACCAAATAGTATCAACTGCGTCAGTATTGACAAATCTACGCATTTCGTCAATGGTGCAATCCACTACACGCTTGCCATTGACATAATTTACAGTTCTTTTGTTAAGCGCCTTTGACCAGTATATCGGCACTACAAAGGTTCCGTCTGTGAACTGAACCTCAACCGTGGACTCAACGCTCGGTATCGTCATCTTCTGGGTCTATGTCCTCAACTGGGTCAATCGCCCCAGGCTCCGGCCTGCGGTGAGTGGATGAGCTGCCAAATACTGCAAGCTCATTGTGAATGGCTCGCATGATGCTGTCAATATCTGTGTCTGCTGTCTCCTCATCTTCGCCCTTGAGCATCTCGTCTACCTGGATGGCAATCTTCCTTCGCTGCGGGACGCTTTGGCGGCTCTTGTGAAGGTCGGTGTAGCACCAGTGGCAGACATTGTACCGCTTCTGGCCACGGGCCCTAGGGATCATTGGTTCTGGGATTAGCTCGGTCACAAGGTGCTCAGGCCCGGCAAGGATGCCACAGGAGGCGCATCGAGGGTGGGACCTTCTCCCCTTCTCGTAGGACTCTATGACCGGCTGAATCTGTCGCTGGAGTCGGATGAGCGCCCTAGCCAGATCCTTGATCTGATCGCCAGAGTAGTTAATCTCACCGCATAGCGTGCACTGCGACATGGCTTGATTATAGCACGAATGTTAAGATTTAGTTCAGAAAAGGTTAAGAAATCTTACCCGTAGATCGTACAAGTGCGCTTGATATGTTACAATCATTGTATTATCCCCCTGAAAAGGTGGGAAAATATCGCAGAAACGTCAGGTATTGACGCAGGTAAACCTTCGGTAAATCATTGGTAAAGTCAATATAGCAACGGAGGCTCCGTGGACTTTAAACTTTATACGAATGCCCTGAAGGCCTATACCGCCGAGAACGGCGACCTTCATGTGGTGGGCACTACATCCTCAACGATCAGGGACCTACACGGGGATGAGATGACCCTCTCGGCCCTGAAGTCCATGGAAGAGACGGCAAAGCAGAATATGACCGTCTTCCTCAACCACAATTACAACGTTCCCGACGATATTTTCGGATCGGTTACCGATGCCCGAATCGTCAAGCGCTACGACGACGAGACTGCCCAGGAGGTCTATGACCTTGATGTGGACGTTCGCGTTGTTGGCGAAGATGAGAATCCGCTTGCTATGAAGACCTACCGCGCAATTAAGCGCGGTGTGAAGCTTGGTCTTTCTATTGGGGCTCGAGTAGACAAGGTTTCCAAGAAGAAGGGCAGCACCGGCGAAGACACTTATGTTATTGAGAGCGTAAAGCTACTTGAGACTTCAGTGGTCGGTATCCCAGCCAATCAGCGCTCATATCTTCAGAACGCCCTCAAGAGCCTTAAGCAGGCTGAACAGACGGGCGAAATTGAGATCTCCGAGAAGGCTGGTCCAAAGGACCTGTCCGAAGGCGATTACGTGCGATGGGATGCCAGCGGCGGAACTGCTCAGGGTCGCATTGAGCATGTAATGCGAGAGGGAACGCTTGGGGTTCCTGATTCAGACTTCAAGATTAATGCAACACCAGAAGACCCAGCGGCCCTGATCCGCATCTACCGCCCACAGGGAAACGGCTGGGGCGAGACCGACAAGCTTGTTGGTCACAAGTTTTCTACGCTCCGCAAAATTGAGCCACTTAGGGCTGCGGAGGATGTTGAAAAAGACGCGCACAAGGCTGCTCCTGATGAGCTGACGGTTGGCGATTATGTCAACTGGCAGATCGGGGAACAACTTGGCTACGGTGAGATTGATGAAATCGTCACCCGCGGTAGCGTTGAGCTTCCAAATCTAGAAATGGCTTTGGAGGCAACACCGGAGGATCCGGTGGCAATTATCTGTGTCTACGCCCCACACGGCGAAGACTGGGAAGAGAGTGGTGTGTACGTGGCTGTTAAGTTCAGCGCACTCACCCGAAGCAATCCGCCCGCAGAGGCGGAGGAAGACGAGGAGACAGAAATGTCCGAGACCGAGAAGGATCTCGTCGCCGGGGAGGTCGTTGAGACCGCCACTGCGGATGAGGTCGTTGACGCGGAAAAGAAGACCCGCGTGACCGTAACTGTCAGCACCGAGGGCGAAAAGCCTGCCGCTGACGTAGCCGCTCCTGCCGCTGTTGCGGAGGAGAAGGAAGAGGAAGCCGCTCCTGAGGCGATTAAGGCTTCCGCCGAACCATGCGACTGCCCAGAAAGCGGTTGCGAGTGCGGCGATGTCGCAGAGGAGATCGTGGAGAAGGCCGTTGAGCCAACCCCAGCTCCCGCACCAGCACCAGCGCCGGCTCCTGAGCCAGCGCCTGCACCGAAGCCCGCTGAGGAGCCCAAGGCTCCTGTGGCAGACGAGAACAAGAGCTCACGCTACAAGAGTGGCGTAAGTGATCAAGTTCTTTCTGGCATCAACGGGATTCTTGCCGATCTCACCGACGAGGACCGTGACGCGGTCCTTGCTGGTCTTGGCATCCAGAAGGATGGCGAGCCAGTGGTGGAGGAGGCCCCAATTTCTGATACTGAAGTGACCCTTGAGGTCGTTCAGGAAGCCCCTGCGGAGGTCGCTGCTGAAGCCGCCTCTGATGTGGTTGCCGAAGATGCTGCCGCTACTTCTCTGGAGGAAGTCGCTGCCATCGCTAAGTCGGCGCTCGATGCAGCCATCGCTGCGCAACAGGAGGTCGTTGCGGTCAAGTCCGCTATGACCGAACTGTCTGCGGAGAAGGCCAAGGTCGAGGGAGAACTTGCCAAGGCTCTGGATCTCGTTGGTCGTTTGATCAACGTCCCAATGGGCCGAAAGCAGGCAATTGTAGAAACAAGCAAGTCAACGAACGGAGAAAAGGCCCCATGGCTGGATCCGTTCATCGCGCGTCTTCTTGACGCTAAGGAGTAATAAATCATGAGCGACGCACTTCGCGAGAAGCTGCAGGACGTTCACGCGGGCCTTGAGTCCCTGAACGACACCGCAATCGTCGGCCGCACGGGTGGCTCGGACGATCTCGACGTCGCCGAGGCCTATGCCGTCCAGCGCGAACTTCGCAAGAAGTTCGGCAAGATGAGCAAGGCTGAGCTCGGCGAGGCTCTTGACATTCAGGCAGGTCGCGAGACGGGGAAGCAGGCTTCGGCTGATGTCCTCAATCGTCTTGCCCAGGCGAACCCACAGATCACGAAGTTGCTGGACAGCAGCAACGGAACTGCTCTTATCCGACAGGACCTTGAGCCGATCCTTTATTCGTTGTTTGTAAAGCGATTCCCATTCTTTGAGCGCATCCGCAAGGAGCCGGCAAACGGCCTCGTGCACGCGTTCAATCAGCAGACCGCCTATGGCGACGCGGTGTTCCAGACCGAGACCGGAACGGTCACGGACGACACGAACACCTACAGCCGCCAGACCACGAACGTTGCCGTTTTGGCAACCCGCCGTGGTATCACGTTGAAGCAGCAGTTCGCCCTCACGGGTGGCGGCTCGCCATTCAACGGGCTGTCCGCAGAGCTTGCCGGTGGCGTTGATGCCATCGCCCACAAGCTCCAGAAGACCCTCTTCCAGGGTAACGCCACCACCACTTCAGGTGCAGGCGCGACCACGGAGCTCGGCGCATACGATGCGAACGGGTTTGACGGTCTCCGCAAGCTCCTTGGTACCGCCGCTGGTACTGGTGTCATCGCGACGAAGGGCACTGCTGCCTATCTCGCGACCATCAACAGCGCTGTTGCCTCGGTGCTTGACAACGGTGGAAACCCATCGGCGATCCTTTGCTCGCCGACGGATTACGCTGGTCTCGTCAATGAGCTGACGAACCTTGTCCGCTACAACGCTCCTGCGCAGGCCGATCAGGCTGCAGGCGCGACGTTCGGCTCGGTTGTGACGGCCGCTGGCGCGCTCCCAATCCTTGCGGTTGCGGGCGACTCCATCGGGTCGTACACGGTCACTTCGCCGACGACGGCCAACTACCGCGATATGTATATCGTGGACGAGGACTCGTGGAGCATGCCGTACCTTGGTGCGGACAGCATCACGACCATTGAGATCCCTGTTGGGGTCAACGGTGCCCTTTCGCGCCTCTACATCATGTATGTGATGTTCGGTCTTGCGAACAAGGCTCCGCAGTTCAATGCGAAGGTTCGCGTAACGGTCTAATCGTCAACTGACGATTGATCTGGGAAGGGGTCGGGCGAAAGCCCGGCCCCTTTCTGTTAGCATCTGAATATGACAAACCCAACGGACCCCTATAAACTGGCTAAGAAGATTTTGCGCCAAGCGGTGGAGAAATACGACCCATTCCAAAAGGTGCAGGTCAGGGGCCCGTTTGAGGGAAACATCGTATTCCCAGATGGCAGTAGCTACCACTTCAAGAATGGCCTTGCCATGATCCACAGAAAGAATTTAAACGAGGCCTACAACCTCGGGTGCAAACGGACTACTCGGCCCCGTCGTCAAAGTTGACAGTCACTGGCTGCAGGGCAGCGGCATCCCATGTGAAGTGGGTGACTCCATAGTGCCTTGTGATTGCATCAACCTTGAGCCAGATTTCTCCCCCAGCCTCTTTCCAGTCCTCGCAGAACATGTAATCCTCACCGATGAAGAACCCCTCCTCATCTCTGCCATAGCGGAAATATTCAAAGGTCTGGATCGGAGCAGCCTTCTTCGGATCCTTTGATTCCATGTTTGGCTCAAGATACGCCCTGTCAGGGAATGCTTCTTGGAACTTCTCAAAGACTGATCGGTGTAGAATCACGCATCCGGTTCCAACCTTCTCTGCGCGCACAAGATTCAGATCCCTTGCGATTTCGTCAAGGTCCTTCGTTGAATCTTCTCCCACAATGAAGTTTGGCGGGCAGAAATAAGAAGACAGGAAGTGTGAAGGAACGTCCTTTCCAGCAGCAAGTGTGAATTGCTGTAGGCGGTCAAAATTCATCGCGCGCTTGGAGCACGGGATTGCGACAAACTGCTTGCCGCTGAGAACTGCCCCCATGATGTCTTTGGCATCAACCTCAATATCGCCATCAAGCATGACAAGGAAGTCATATCCGGTTGCCATAAACTGCTGCACAATCCTATTGCGCGCTAGGGGGAGGATGGAGTTTCCCCAAACAACTCGCCATCCGAACTTCAGCCCGAATTTAGAGCATGCGCGCTGAATGTCAAGAACAGTTTTTGTGTATCCCCACGACATATTCCCGTCTAGCGACGGCGTGGATACCCAGACCTTCGGGAGATCTTGGCTCGCTGCAGCCTGCTCCTCGGCGATCTGGCGCTCTCGATTCTCTCTAGCCTTCTTACCCATTGAACCTCCCTATGCCCAGATTGTAGCACAATGGTAGATCAAAGAGGGGTAGACTAAAAGGGTCATTCGCGCGACAATCTAGGCATGATCAGAGTACCAATCCCAGTCACGGATATCGCCACGCAGATCGCTTCTTATAACAAGATTGAGATCGGCAGGGCAAGCACCAAGGCGGATGCCGACGCCAGAACAGGAACGTGGGCAAGCCTTGGTCAGGTGGTGACCCTTGTTCCAACCGTAAGCAAATACCAGTACGACGACGAAGGGGCCGCAGAGGGATACTTCCACACCTACCGCCTCATCAACAGCTCCACGAGCGCAGCAACCTCGCCTCTGGCACTGCCCTAACGGATGCCGCTCTTGACTCCTTTATTGGAACTGCATCTAGGCTTGTTGATGCCTATGTGGGCTATTCCTTCCAGTACCGCCAAACGACTGAACGCCATGTCTGGAATCAAAAGAGTCGCCGCGTGTATCCGCGAGAAAAACCGATTGTTGCCGTGAGCTCATTCCTTGTCTATGTAAGCAACCAGCAGAATGCAGCGTTCACAGTCAATGATGTTTATGTCAATCCTGACCGTGGGTATGTGGAGATCACGAGCCTTGCGAACGTGACCTATTCGCTATTCCCAGCGATTGTGGCCCTTGGGCTTATAGAGCCCGTGGCTCAAATCACGTATACCCACGGTTATCAGTACACGCCAACCGACGTCAAGGATGCGGTTGCGCTCACGGCTGTTGACATGATTGCAAGGGATAGCCTTGCCAAGCAGGGACTCACGGGTCTCTCCCGACTCCGTGTTGGCGAGATGGAGATGTATTCAGATGCCCCAGCAGGCGGTGCCTCAAGCGTTCTGCAGGTCCCATCTGCTGCGTGTACCATTCTCGATCCATATCGGTTTGTCTCGGTGCGCTAAATGGCGCTGCCGGGATTCGTCACCAACATCACATTGACAAGGGAGGGGCAGACTGGGCATGCCGCAGATGGAACGCCGACTATCACAACCTCTACGGTATGGACGAAGAAGGGTCACTATCAGCAACAGCAAGGAACCGACTACCAGACTGGAACTGGACCTATTGAGAGGCAGGTATACCGCTTCTGGCTGCCATTTCTAACTGGCACAGATCGCCCAGGTCAGACAGATACCCTCACCGCAGATGGGTATTCATATACCGTGATCGGCATTGAGCAGGAAAGCCTTAAGCACCATGTCATCGTGAGGGCTGAGCGGGTAGAACGTTAATGGCATATAGGACCATTGGTCGCGGAAGTCGTACTGCTGGTTTATCCGGAATTAATGAGGCGATGGCTGCGCTTCGCGCGTTAGCAAAAGCAGTTGAAACCAAGCAGGCAAAGGCAGCGCTTGTCAAAGTTCAGGGGCAGGGTTTTGACATGATTAGATCAGCTATTTACCATAGAAAGTACGGGACAAGCCTCGCAACTATTTTCAGAAAAACCAGACCGCGTGGCAAAGACGGCAGAAGCAAAAGTGGATTTGGTCTTGGAACGCCTGTTAAAACTGGGGCTTTGCAAAGATCACTGGTTAGCGATAACGCACCATATAGCATTTATCAGCAACAAGTTGCCAAAGACGGAACAATGAGGGTCCTGTACGGCGGTGATCCAATAGACCCGTATTCTGGAAAACCGTATTTTAAATACCCAGAAGAGCTATATGGGTTCTTTGAAGAGGGTATTCAGTGGTTCACCATGCAAAAGACTCTCAAGAATCTTGGGAAGGACCTTGCCGCGTTATACGGCAAGGCCCTTCAAAAACACATTGCGAGTAGCGTTAAGCGTTCTCGGTAAGACAGGGCAGGACCCGTAGGTCATCCCAACCAAGCTTATTGATCGTAAAGGTCACCAGCCCTGGGGCTGACTTCACGCCAGCCGTCTCAGTAAACCACTGAGATCCGCCGTCAAGAGACGGAGCCTGAATATGCGTCCTGATCCCCTCGGTGAGAACCGAAAGATGATGATAGTGACCAGTCACCAGAATTGTCGCGTCAGCAACCTTTTGCATTCCGTATGCCTGATCCTTCCACCATGCCTTGATCTTTGCCGCAGACACACCGCCGCCCCTGCGAGCTTGATGACCGTGGGCGAGACCAAGGATGGTGCCGTGGACGTCAAGCGTGAGCGTAAGTTCATCTTGCGGGAACATAAACGTCACATGACCGTAAGCCTCTGGGTTCGCGGCAAGGATCTCTGCAACCTGCTCAAACACCGCAACGTCGTCGTTGTCGCTGAATGAGGTGTATGCCTTTCCATTTCGGCGGTTCTCTCCATGATTGCCAGGAACGGAAGCGACCACAATCTTTGGGGCAAACTTTGACCAAGAGGTCAGAGCTTTTACAAGAAGACGGCGGACCACCTTTACTTGCTCCCTGCGATCTAAATCGTTCTGAAACGCCTGCATGGCATAGTGACCATCGCAAGACTCAATAAGGTCGCCAAGCCCTAGAACCACAAGGCGATCCAGCTTCCTGCCAGTCTTGATGAGCTCCTTCCAGCGGTGCTCAACTTCGTTAATCCCAGCAAGGAACCTTCGGACGATACCCTCAGAGCCACCGCCCTCACCCTTACCCATCTGCAAGTCAGAAATGCCAATGACTAGTGCGGTGTCGCCATCAAAGGTAACAACCTTTCCAGCCTTGTGCTTCTTGATCTCGTCAATTAAATCATTAAGATCAACACCGCGCTCTGCGCTTTTACGAACAACCTTTCCCTTCCATTGCCTGTTGAGCACGCCGAGCGTGTCTCCCCATACATTGAAAAGAACTGGCTCTACGACTTCAAAATTTGCTGGGTCAAGCCCCCAAACCTTTAGGACGGCATCCCAGTCTGGAGCATTCTCTGCTGGCATGCCGGTTGTTGTAACCGTTCCCTCGTTGCCATTCCATGTGATGCCAGGCTCCCATCCTTCTGGATGCTTGCGTGCTGGGCGTTTTGTTTCGGATATCTCAGACTGTATTGCCTTCAGTTCGTCTAGCTCACTCATTGCAGGCACACTCCCCTCGTCGGTGGCGGGCAACAGTATGTCGCCTCACCTTGTGACCCTTACGGTCAAGCCAAACACTAATTGTGTTGGCGTCAATGGTTTCATCTTTGAGCGCCTCAAAAAAGGCTGCTCGATCCTTACCCTGCAGGATTCTTGAAACGAGACCAGCGGTGCACTTTGCGCCGCGAGGTTTAAAAGACTGCATCTTTTGCAGTTCTGCAAGAGCACTTGCTCTGCTTGACATTGAACCTCCCCTACCAGCCCCGGCTACGAGGCTGGCGCTAGTTGCCCCAACGGACAACAGTATACAACATCAAACAGCGTCCTGTCCACAACGATAATGTGGAAATGTGGATTAGGGGATGAACCTCAGGGCAACGGCGATAAGAGCCACGGCAATGGCAATAGCGGCTGCGGAGTCTGGTGCCAGCCATCGCAGAATGCCCTTGACCTGCCCGTCGGTGGCATCACGCTTCTCAAGGCTCACCACGATCTTCTGGACGTCTTCGTGGATGGTGTTAACCTTGTCCTCAATACTACTAACCCTTCGTGTCAAGTCATCCATCTTTGCGTCCATATGCCCCCTCCAGTAGGAAAGCGCAACAGCCTCCTCTTGGGAGGCGTGCAAGTCGGCTGGAATTTTGGCTGCTGCCATCGGTGCATTGTTACCGTAACAAAGAAAAATGTCCATAGACAGCGGTTCTGCGTAGATCGGTGGTCTATTGGCTGTCTTAACAAATACGCGTAAAGTATGCCTATGGTTGGTGTGTACGAATCGTTCTTTACCGCGCTGAGTGGGGATGCCACGCTCCAGACGTTGCTCTCCGGTTCAAACACGGATAAGAAGGTGTACCCCATTACCCATGTCGGCAAGAGCACCTTGCCGGCGATTCGGATTGCTGTGCTTAGCGGCTCAGCGGATGTCGGCTTGCCGGTGGATCGTCCAACAGTAGATGTCCTCATCTCCAGTGGGGCTAGCACTACTGAGCTTAATACGATCTCCGCACGAGTTGATACGCTGATCAACCGAAAGCGGCTTTCGGGTCCTAATGGTGTCGTAGTACACCTCTGCTCCAAGGTTTATGAAGCGGATGGGTACGACGATGAGTCACTGGAATACCGAAGAATCATTCGGTACAACCTAATTAAGTCTTAAAGCAAGGAGCACAGAAACATGCTTACGCTTGGTTCTGGCGTACTGGAAGTCGCTTACTGGGTGAGCGGTCGCGCGAAGGGGACGTCAAGCTACTTTACGTCTGCCTCTGGTGGCTACACATCCGTGTTCTCGATTGGCCAGATCGCTGGTGATGTTGAATTTGACATCAATTATCAGGAGCGCGAGTTCTACGGTCAGTACAATTTCCCAATCATGAAGGCACACTTCGGTGGGAAGGTTGAGGCGCGAGCCCGACGAGTTGAGCTGAACGTTAACTCACTCAAGAACTTCTTCAATAGCAACGGGACCGCTTCGTTCATCAGCACGGCTGAGCCTAGCTCGTTCGTGTTTGATCCAGACGTTGACGGTGGTTCTGGTCAGGCAAGCACCGCTGGTGCTGGTCTGCCACGACCGCTCTATGTCCGCTTTACGCACCAGAGGACCGATGACTCGTCCAAGACGGTCAAGATCCACCTGCCAAAGGCGTACACGATGAGCCTCAACATTCCGTTCACCCGAGAAGACATCATCGTTCAGGATGTTGACTTTATGGCGGTTGTGGACACCTCACTCCTCGTGACGACTGGTGGCACGGCTGAGCCGACCATCGTCCTCATTGAGGCGTAATTAGAGCCTTTTGGCTTTAATCTTTCGGGCTGGGAGCTTATGCTCTCAGCCCGAAAGAAAGATTCCTAGTCTTCACAACTGAGATTAAATCAGGGTATAATGTACCCGCCCCCACCAAAGCACGACATGTGTCGTCTGGGCGGGCATAGGTGTAAATAGCAGCAACAGGCTGCAAGGGGAGAGTAATGGGAAATCTAACGGAACTCAAGGGCGGCAAAGCCCTAAACCTTAACGATCTTGCCGAGCTGGAAGAGGAGTTCGGTCCGCTTGACAAGGTTGACCTAAGCAGATTCACGGTGATTCGCAAAATTCTTTGGCTGGTCATCAGGAAAGGTGAGCAGGTCACCCTAGAACAGGTTGGCGAGCGCTTCAATATCCAGACCATGCAGGAAGAAGTCAATAAGGTTCTCAAGGCGAGTGGTCTTCTTGGATCTGACGAGGTTACGTCGGGAAAAGAGGAGGCGACTGGGGGAGTATAAATTGGGGCGAACTTTCGGCTTCATACTCTGATGCCTTTGGGTTTACCCCAGAACAATTCCTCCAACTGACGCTCCCGCAACTTTCAGACTTTGCATCTTATGCAGAGAAGAGAGATGCAGAGATGAAGCGTCAGAGCAAGTCGCCATCGTCTGGTTCAACTGGTCAAACAATAGGTTCAACAAGATCAATGGACCAAATGGTTGCTCAATTCGGAGCACCGGAAGCGAAGGCGGAATTACTAAAGAATGGCTGACGATCAGGCAAAATTTGATCTAAAGATAGGCTTGCAGGTTGAGGGTGGCGATAGCGCTGCGCAGCGTATTGCCGCCCTCACAAAGCAAATTGGTGGCCTTGAGCGTCAGGCTTCTCAAATGCGCGGATTGGCAAATATACCAATCCAGATGCAGGACCTAATTAGGTCTTCATACAAAACAGCTCAAGGCTTTGGCGCTGCAAGAGATCAAGCAAAATCGCTCAAGCCAGCAATCACCGCAATCGGCGAGGCAATAAAGAAAACAGGTCTGTCACAAGATGTCCTGAAGGGCGTTGGACTTGATGATGCGTCGCTCCGCGCAGCTGGAAAGAATGCCGCTGGGTTCCGAGGTCTTATTGAGAATCTCGCCAAGGCTCGGGCAAAAGCAATATCCGCAGGAGCCGAATATTCTGGCAAGGCAGAATCTCTTGCTGCCGAACGATCACTTCTTACAACAAACTTCAATCGAGAACAGCGACTACGTGAGGAGGCAGCCAAAAAGGCAGTTGCCACCGATAAGGCTACTGAGGCACAAAAGACACAAGCTGCGATGGCTGGAGCGCGTGAGCGCATCGCAGTCGCAAAGCAGGCGGCAACATCGGTTTCTGACGCTGGAACTAAGGATCTAACCCCTCGTCGCTTTAGGGCTGGCGGTCGCTTTAGCGAGTCAGAACTTGCCGCGCAAGCAAAGCGCCTTGCTCCATATGAAGCTGAATACCAAGCAATTAAAGATGCGCAAGCGCGCAAGGCAGCAGCCGCAGCATCTGCCGCAGCCAAGCCTGTAGCAGCCGCAGCGCCACCAGCAACCGCCCGCGGAGCGATTTCTGGCCTTGATGGCCTTGCCGCGGCAGCAAAAAACGCCTCAGCAGCACTAAATGCATTTGCCAAAAGTGCCTCATCAGCTGGTAGGTCTGGAAAGAGCAACGAGCTTGTAGCAACTCGCATGATGCGAGAAATGCGTGGCGGATTTGCAAAAGAATATGCCATGCTTCATCGCTCGGAGCGAAGAAATGAAGCCCAGCAATTCCCGAAGTCGCCATACGCTGGTGGTCAAATGGCTGCCCAGCCGGCAGCCGCATCAAAGGCTTATAACCAACTCTCAGCAGCGGCACAGGGTGCATCAAGGTCCATTAGCGGCGTCGTACAAGAAGGCGACGCGATCACTGGTCAGATAAAGAATGTTCTTGGCATGGCATTCGGCTATCAAGCCATTCACGCCGTTGCAAGCCAGCTTCAGCAGGTCTTTGGTCACCTGCAGGGCGGAGTTATCCAATTTAACTCAATGCTTGAGCAGGCAACTGTTGGATTCACCACGCTGTTTGATAACCAGCGAAAGCAAGCAGAGGCCACCAACGAGCTTCTTGGTGAGCAAAAAGTTGGCGTTGACTTTATATCAATGGGCTACAACTCCGCAGAAGAGGCAGCCCAAGGAACCATTAACACAATCAAGCAATTCGCCAACGTAACTCCATTCCGATTTGCTGAACTCCAAGAAGCCACGCTGCGAATGCGTGCGTTCGGCTTTGATATGTCAGAGATTCTCCGAGAGAATACAGAGGCACAAGACAAGTTCTCCGGAGGCGTAGTCGCGGTCGGTAACGCAGTTGCTGCACTCGGTGGCGGGGCAGACGCGTTCCGAAGAATTACCTACGCACTTGGTCAGATGAAACAGGCTGGTCGTGTCTACCAGAACGACATGATGCAGCTGGCCAACGCTGGTATCGGTGGTTACAAATACATCGCCGAAGCGTTGATGAAAGAAATAACAACTGATCAATCTGGTCAAAGAAGCAAGGTAATCAAGGGTCAGGAACGACTTTATAGTGAGCTTGAAAAGAATGCTATTGAAACAGTTCGCCGACTGACAACTCGAGGTCAGATTTCTGGAGAGGTAGCGTCGCGAGCAATTCTTGCCGGTCTTGAAAGAGATTTCGGTGGCGGAATGATGGCCCAGTCAAAGACATTTGCCGGAGCATTCAGCACTGTCGCCGACATGTCACAGAGCCTTGTCGCCGATGCCTTCAGACCGCTGTATAACGCAATCCGAGATATCACCTATGAATTCTCACAATTCCTACAGGATCCAAAGGTTGCCGAAGCCGCAAAAGACTTTAGCAGGGTAGTACAAAGGATAGTAAGGGACCTTGCGCCTATGGGCGCTCTGTTGATGCAGATTGGTCAAAAAATTGCCGCAGACTTTGGTGCTGCGATTTCTTCAATTGGATCAAAGACCAGTGAGGCTGGAAAACTAGTCGGCGGAACATTCGGCGCCTTTATGATCGGTATCAGGGAGCTCATAAAACTACTTGACAATGATTATGCGAGATCTGTAATTGCCGCTGCGGCCGTTACAAAAATCGCATTTGCCTTTGGGGCGGCAAACCCATTCTTGTCGCAATTGATCCTTATCATCAGCGCTGTTGGCGCACTTAAATTTGCTATCAACGAAAACATTCTTGGGGTTGGAGATGCGTTTAGGAAAATCGCTGGCAGCCTTGAGCCGCTGATTGGAACATTTAGGGACAAACTGCTTCCAACACTTACGAAGATCGGTGAAGCTATTACGGTTGGTTTTGTTGCTGGATTGTCTGCAACGCTCATCGCAATTCAGCCAATAATCTCTGCATTTGCGGATGCCCTCATGACAATATCCGACATTTTTGTTGGAATGGATGGACCGTTGCGAGCCATAGGATTCCTTCTTGGCGTCAGCCTGGCTAGCAAGATCATTGTTGGCGGGGTCAATCTTCTTACGGGAGCACTTACAAGGGCAGCGGTGCAAATGGCACTGCTTAAGACAAATACTGGTCTAGCTGTGACAAACATGCAAAAGCTTGCGGCGTTTGGGAATACGCTTGTTGGCGTTGGCATTGTTGGGACAATGGGCGTGCAAGCTGCTGAGGGTGCTGGGGTATTAGACGAGCAGCAGGCTTCAATCGGTCAGGCTATTTTCAGCCTTGTGACATTCTTCGGGATGCTGGCAATGATCATTGGTCCGCTCATTGCTTTCATAACTAAATTCGCTGGGGCGATTGGTGGATTACTAGCAAGGTTGGGACCAGTTGTTGGAATTATTGGAAGAATAGTTCTTGCGGTCGGCGGCTTTGTCGCAACTCTTTTGGGCGTAAGCACAGGTGTCGGGGTTGCAGTTGTCGCGATTGGTTCGCTTATTGCGGCAATTCTTGGATTTGCAATCTTTAGTGAAAAGAAGCCAGAAGACCCAACAAAGCCACCAGTAAGCCGATATGACTATACCCAGGGCACGGTGCTTCAGGGTTCTGGTTACTACAAAGATCCACTTATGGATCGTGCAATCGTTGACTTCAGAAAAATGGAGCGTGAGTCACGCTATCCTCGAGTGATCCAGAACGCAAAGAATGAAATGAAGGATCTTACCAACTATCAGAAACTTCTCATTAATCAGCAAGATGCAGCAAATACTTCCACTGAAAAATATAACGGCCTTCTAAACATCGCAAAGCAGAGAGTGCAGGATGCGCTTGGTGTTTTGCGAAAAGTCGCGGAAGCAGTGCTTGACGATATTATGAATCCTCAATTTGAAAGCCCGTATGCCCCAGACGAAGGCGATCTAATCTCTTACGAGAAGATGCTTGAGATGGAACAGGAGATGAGTTTCTTGACGTTTGAAAATCGTCAGGGTATTAATAGGTCATTCGGTGAATATAAGGATGTTCTTGGTTCAATTCTTCCTTTGTCAGAGGATGAGGTTAACTCCGGAGAGATTAGCCTCAAGATGGTTCGTGAACGCCTGAAAATTGACAAGGAGCGACGTAAGGAGCAAGAGCGAATCAAGGCACTCGCGGAGGCTGAATACGATCTTGGTCTTGCAACGCTTCAGCAATATGATGAATCTATTGACCCACTGACAAGGGCAATAAATCTGCGAAGCGCACAGAGCAAGTACGAAAAGGATATCGCAGACTTAAGAATCCAGGGTCTTGAGAATCTTGTTGACGAGGCTGAAAACTCACGTGACTGGGATCGGGTAACAGCAGCCACCAAGAAGAGACTTGAGGACTGGAAGGCTGGTCAAGAACTCATTCTTGACGAAATGCGCAACATGTTTGAAGACTATAACCGAGATATCGCTTGGATTCTTGAGAACCCAAGCCTTTCGGCAGAGGAAAAAAAGACCCGCATTGAGACACGCCTTGAGGAGCTAAAGGGAGAGCTTGAATCCAAATTTGGCATCACATTAAAAATGATGGATGACAAAGTTGGTGAGATGAATTCACAGATGCAACTTGTGATGGATGCCGCGAATATGAAGGGCATTGATATGAATGTCACGTTTGCAGATAGCTTGATTAATAATCTTGAAACCAAGGGGTTCAAGGCGCTCACTGATTATCTGATGAAAAAGTATCGTCAGGTTGTTGATCTTATGGGAAAGATTAAAGCAGCTGCCGCAGATGCAGCCGCCGCTGCATCTGAGGACAACCTCCTAGCGCAGGTAAGAAGCAAGTATCTCCTTGGTGTCCAAAATGCCATCACAGCCCTTTATAGGCGTGGTGAGGCGAGCGAAACAATCAATCAGGTTAAGGCATTTAAGACACTGCTACTTGGGAAAAACACTGTTGCCGATCTGCAAAATGCCTGGAATAGCCAGATTAGTCCATTCCTCACTGGTCTTGGACTTAAGAAAGCGGATATTGGTTTTGCTCGCGGCGGTGTTATGCCAGCCAGAAGGCTTGCCCTAGTTGGAGAGAAGGGCCCAGAGTTGGTCTTGCCGCAGCAGAGCGGCCTAGTTCTAAATAATAGTATCTCCTCGCGCCTTCTCGGCATGCTGACCGGTAAGGGTGGCGGTGGTGGGAATAATGTTACAATAAACGTAAATAACCCTGTAATCAGGAACGACAACGACATCAGGAAGCTTGCCCAAGAAATCTCTAGGGTTCAGGCAAGCCAATTCAGGACTGAGGGCGGGAGGCTCTAAT